AGGCCTCCAAGTAGGAGTGGAGATTATACTGCTGCTACACCAGTGCTACCGCCAGTGATTACACATGCCGCTGCGGGCTTCAGAACACCGAGGCCGTAAGAGTAGTATGTGGTCATCAAAGTAGCTAACTGCTCAGGGATGTAGTTTACTTCAGAAGTAACGTCCATCAACTTAGCAACAGCAACAGCTTCAGAGGTGAATAGAAGTGCCTGAACATAACGAGTGTTAGTTTCACCCACGTTCACACCAATAGAAGTCTGACCTGCTGCAACAGTAGGCATAAAGTTGGACTTGTAGATACGAATACCTGCAACTTCCATTACTGTGCCTTTGTTGATACCACCATTGTCGCCAGAGGTGATGTCCTTGTTTACTGCATCGGACTGTGCTAGGTATGAGTAAGTAAGAGGACTTACAACTAGGTATTTCTCACCAGTTACGTCTTTACCTTCCATAATAGCAGCAGCTTCAAATACAGCAGAGATCAGAGCATCGCCCTTTTCTTTAGCAGTTGTGCCTGAGTCGATAGCATCGTTGTTTACTTCAGAGCCATCTGCCTGAACCGCTTCACCACCGATTGTACCAGAGGTCTGAGAAGCTGTCAAAATAGCATTAGAAACAGCTTTGTCAATCTTGACAGCTAGTGCTTCACCTGCTTGCTTTGCCAATTCACCACGAGTCTCGAAGTGAAGTACCTTTTCTTCAAACTTATCAACAGCCAGAGCATAATACTCAAGTGCATCAATGTTAATAACACGTTCCTTAACGGGAATCGCTGACATTGTAAGCTCAGTGCCGGGGACATGCGTGTTGGTATCTGCGTCAGACGCTTGACCGATCACGGGGATAGATGTAGAACTACCATGCTCGATTGTTTTTACGGTTACAAGATCAAGAAAGACCTGCTTGCGGTCAAATGCAGTTAGCACCGAGCCGTAGTAGATTTCAAGAGCGTTGTCCATGTTTGTTGGTACGCCACGGGTTGATGAGTTGCTACCAATGTTGTTAACTGTTAAAGCCATTTTTTGTTACCTCAAATGTTTGTGATTTATGTATTTCGTAAATCTCTATTGCTTTTATTTGGTTTTCATCTTTAAGTTGTCCTTACCTTCAAGACGCATCTCTCTGGTGTTGGGCTTACAGAATACTAATAAATACAAGCATTGGAGGGAGTACTCTTTTAATTAAGAAACCCCAAGGGGACTAAAGGAGTTTAAATATCCCCAAGGAGTTTAACTGGTTATATGTTGCCCTTTTTACGGGCAGCTAAGTAGCGTTTGTCTACCATGTTTGTATACTTAGCATCTTTACCATATAGGCGGTCAGTCATTGCCCGTTGCCATTCGTTCTTATTGCTAAATGGTTGTAATCCAGAGGCGGGAGCGTCCCCCTCAAGCCTTCTAGTTTCACGAGGAGCTGACTGTTGCTTCTTCAGATTCATATATTCAAGTGTACGAGATATACGCGGTTGGTCTAATGTGTTTACCGCTTCATTATACTCTTTGATTACATCTTGGTCTATATTGTCTGAAGCCCAGTGTATTAACTCTCCGTAAGCCTCCTCGCCACCAACAGATTCGTAGATCGTATTTCTGAAGGAAGCTGCATAAGCTTGCTGTCCTTGAATGTACGCATCCACTTGCTGCCGTGAGAAGCCTTTAGCTTCGAGGTCAGAGTAAGACTTATCGGAGAGGCCACCTTGCTCTATAAACTCTTGTTCATAGGTGGCTGCTGAGAAACCCTCAAGTGCATCTTCGAGAGCTTCTTCTTGAGGGCTAAGGGTATCCTCCGTCTGAGCTTCCTCTTTAGGAGTCCCTAGCTTCTTCTCAAGTTCTTTGTAAGCGGTCAGTAAGTCTTCTTGAGACTTGAACTTCCCGCCAATTAGGTCTTCTTTTACAGTACCGTCTTCATTGAAGCCATCAGGAGTACCTTCTGTACGCTCCTGTAAGGGCTTTTGTGACTCACGGTATCTAGCAATCGCTGCTTGGTTAGAAAGCTCCTCAGGGGAGCTCACAGGAGCTTCTACAGCTACTTCCTGTTGGGTATCTACTACCTGCTCGTCAGACATACTCAGTCCTCCTTAGCCTTGCCCTTCTTAACTTCTGGTGGGGCTGCGGGAGTCATGTTAGAAGTATTGGGGCTACCTCGCTTTGCTTCCGCTGCTTTGTCGCGTAGGAAGTAGTCAGCGTCAGTAATAGTATTTGATCGCTTCTTTTCTTTCTTTTCTGTCTGATCACGCTTAACTTGGTATAGTGATTTAGTAGTCATTTATAGCTCCTTTAAGTAATAGGGGTATCCCATTACTATTCTTGTTGTAGTAGTTGTTTAGGTATTTCTTGAGCTGCTGAGTTCATTAAAGCACCCTGCCCCTGTTGCATCATTGCTTCTTCCTGAGCAGCTTGTTGTTCTTGTTGTAGCTGTTCTTCCGTCTTGATTAAGTCTGTAGTATCGAGTGATAGACTGTTAGCAATACGGTTTATATAGGTTGAAACATTAAGGCGACTGAGGATAATTTCAGGACTACCTAGCTCTTGAATTAATTGGTTAAATTGTCTAATCTTATCTAGCTCTACGTTACGCCCTAGAGCCTCTACGCCTGTTACAATAACTAGCTCAATGCCTAAAGAGGCTATGTCAGCTTTCGATTGTCCTAGAAGTAAGTAGGCTAATGGTCGTTGCATCTCAAGAGAGAGGATACTGTAAACACCACCTAGAGACTTCTCTAAGTCTGCTGCCATATACCGAATCTCTGTAGCTGTTGTACGCTCGGAGTCTCTAGCAGCACTCGAAGCAACAAGGAATGCTTGCTCAAGTCGTCTAGTAATATCCTGTACCATCTGCAAAGGAACTTGTAAGTCAGCATTCTTACCCACTTGAAGGGTAGTAATGTCATTCTCTAAGTCACCTAAGATACAGATACCATTCTCAGCGTTGTTAATGTCATCTACATCAACGACTGAACCTGCTCGCTTACCAAAGAGTACCCTTGCCATAACAGCAGAGGCTTCGATAAGTAACTGGGATAGAGCTTCAAGGGAACGGAAGTCTCCAAGGTATTGCTCAACTAAACCACGACCATAGTTTTCACCATTGATCGAAGTCCAACGGAGAGGGATAAAGGGAAGTTCTTTTTCTTCAGTATAGGTTACGTCAGAACCATCAACGAATACTTCTTCAACTTCCTGCCACTCATACCAGACACCTTCACGCTTCCTAGCTCTTGTATAGATTGTAACCTTTGTATTGTCTTCTGAACCTGCTTCTTTGTTGTCATCTAGCTTCTCTCTAACATCGTCAGGGAGGGTGTCTTTAGTTACCATCTCCTTACAGATAATTTCGATTGGGTTACCAGAGAAGTCCCTAGAGACAACATAGTTAGCTAGTTTGTAGACCTTTAAGCCTACCTCAGTTTTGTAAAGAAGTGAGTTACCACTTACAACGAGTGACTTAACTGCTTCAAAGCTAGGTACTCGGATTGCTTCTCGTTCTATCTGCTTCATCATCTCTTGTTCGATGACTACTAGATTGCGCTCAAGTTCCGCCTTACCCCCTTCCTGCTGTGATTCTGCTAAGTCAATAGCGTCAGGGTTGGGGAGTAAGCGAAAGAAGCTAGTGTTAGGAGGCAGTAAAGCAAGTATAAGTTTACTTGCTAGATTGTGTACTAGCCTACTTCCAACAGCTTGAAATGGTGTTTCTAAAGCATCTGATTCTGTATGACCATCGTCTGTCACAACAGAGGGTATCGTCAGCTTAGAACACTCACGGGCGCGGTCAAGTACAGCAGAACGGTCAGCATCCATCTTAGAGAACTTCTCTTTTGCACTACCTAAGTTCTCTATGAGGTCTGTAGCCGTATAGGTTTTTACTGCCATTGTATTTGTCCTTATTACTAATTATTTAATTGAACCTAGCTGCCTACGGTTTTACTGCCACCGCCTGAACCTATTGTTGGGATAGCTAGTGACTTTGCGCCAAGCCGAAGGGCTCTACGTCTACGTCCCTTACCTTTCTTCTTAGGGTCTTTGTCAGCAGTTTCTTCGACTGTTGGCATACCCTGTGACCAGAAGTTTCCGCCTGACGAGCTTTTGTATAGAGAAGGAGCACCC